TTAATCCCATTATTTAAGCATTCTGTTCGAAAGAGGATTTTTGTGCGACTATTAAAATTACTTCGCACCTTCGGCTATTTGTGTATCTGTTGCTACGCGAACACATGTTTTATTCTGTGTATAATAAAGACAAGATTTCAGCTGCAACTTTGGTTAACGTAAAGAAAAAAATAAATTATTGAGGCAGTACTATGACTTATGTAGCGCAGAAATTGCGGGCTATTAAGCTGTTTGATCTAGCTCAAGCGCAAAGATTGACTGATCCAAAACTTCAACGTTTTGCCTTGGCGCTTATAATATTGTTTCCTGAATTGCCAATGTTAGTTTGGTACGTTGCAACGCGCTTCTAGAAATTTTTGCATCACTCACTCTTCTTACTCTTCGGGTTTCTAGCTAAAAGTTTTGTCTATGCAAAGAAAACGAGATTGGACGCTGGTTTGTGTCCGCTAGTCCTTAGCTATTGACTGACCCCGTGTATTATGTATCGATATGAGACTTATCGGTACTGTGTCTGGGGGGACATTTGATGCTGACTAAAAATAAATTTGAACAACGGAAAATAACGTTCACTGAGTTTAGTGAGAGTTGTCGATCAAAATTTGCGGCAGAAATCGCTAGCAAGCGCGATCATGAAGGCAATCCTTTACTAGATGATCCGAAAGTGAAGCAGCAACTCAAATTGCATAAGGATGCCTTGGATACGGTAGGCAAACCATAAGCTCCAATGGTACTATCTTATCCATGGGCTTCCACGCTCTCTATGACATCACGGTGGCATAATTATTGCAGCAAAGTATTCCGCAATTGGGGGGAAAATGACAAAAGAAAATGATAATTTGATAGCAAGCGACAACCCGATCGCAAGCCTGTCCCATGACCAAAAAATTCAGTTCACGTCTTCAAGGTACTTGGGTGACCTACCGACGTCTCGACGCAACGCCACCGAAGCAGTCCGGACAAGCGAGTTTGACATCACTGAGAGAGACGTAAATACGAATGGGTCCAGTCGCTAGGTTAGCCCACAGCCCTAAAATGCATCGTCGTCTTTCATTTTTGGATCAATGCATTTCACACCGATGGTTTATCCTTTTGACGTTGCCAAACGCGGCTATTCCGTGTTTTCTTAACCATATGGCTTTTGACGTTTCGAATACGACCAAGATTTTATCCGCAGCTTTGCAACGTGTTGCGAGGCTGGAGCCGTCGTTAACGCATGAAGAAAAGGAAACGCCTGCGCAAACCATTGCGAAGGGAGTAACAGTGTCTCTCAGCAATGACGCTAAAATGCACATGCTGAAAGATACTTTTAAATAGCTACGATTACACTGATGTTAGGAGACTACATAATGCCATCTGCAACGGACTACCTAGACGCGTTCAACAATTCGTTTTCAAAGAACGACAAATCCTACCTTGCTGCTGTTTTAGCGGGTAATTGCACAATTCATTTTACTGGCGATGATCAAACGATGAATAAGCAAGAGGTACTTGATTGGTCAGAAACTGACTGGTGTCATGGCTGTAAAGATTACACCATCATTCACGACGAAGCTGATAGCATTGCGGGAACCCACATGGCTTGGGGCAACGGTGATGACGGTCCATGGAGAAGTAAGTGTTTCTTCTTCGCTACAAAATCTGATGGTAAAATTACGAGATGGTACGTGCATCCTCGACCAATTGAAGATTAAACAGCCAACTTGAAATCTGGATCATCCCACGGTGACGTCGGCTGTATTAAATCGTCCACACTCATGCATCCCAAAGCCATCGCTGGGTTAGCTGCAGCCCACGCATTCCGATCTGTAATCTCACAATCCTTCGGTGCGGTGTAGAGATGCGACACGATCCGCGGATCAGCAGAGTTGGCAGCATCGTCTAGCCACAGCGAGAGTAGGTCACCGTCCGTCGCGGCTTGAGTGCTAATGGCGATCACAAGAGGATACAAATGAGCACCTTGAGCCGTCTCAATAGCCTCGACGAACGGATCGTGAGGACCACGCACCTGCCCGACTTCGTCAAGCACGGCTAGGGTAGGTGACAGCCCGTGCGCAGTCCGTGCTTCAGCAGAGATCGCTTTGTACTCAACAGCACAGGGCAAACCGATCAATGACTTCTGGCTTGGGACGATCCGCACAATATTTGACAGTTGCGGCGACAGTCTGACCATCTTTTCAGCGAGTTTAAAAACCAATGACGCCTGATCGCGAGATCGCGCACCGCTGATGATCTGGCTGTTTTGCTTGGCCTCTGGTCCCACCAAGTGAGCAAGGACGATAGCTGCAATCAGTGCCGACTTACCGTTTTTTCGAGCCACCGAAAGATAAGCACGAGAGGTACCCGCTGGATTGTCGTAGACGTCGAGAACGAACCTACGCTGGAAGTCTAACAACTTTATCGGCTGGCCAACTTTGCTGCCTTCTGGGATCAGACAATAGCGTTCAATAAACTGACAAACCTTTTCTCCGCATCTCATAATATCTTACCAATTTGCATTTTACAAAAATTTGGTGTATGTTTTCAGATATATAACTATAAAACTGAGGCAGATCATGAATACCTTTTCCGCGAGCGGGTTGCTTTTGCAATACCGAAGGCTCAATCGTAAGAGAACGAAACCATCTCCGATGACATTCGCTTATGCGTTTATACTTAGCTCAGGAGCAGCGATGCTTTACCTTACGGTATCGCTATCTCATTATGTCTAAGGATAATGCACCTATCGCACACTTATGGCGCGTAGTACAAATTAGCATTATTGCAGTGCCATGTGTCCTGTTTTTAGGCGCGTTATTGATTGTGAGTTAGCTCAACAATCTCACTGCGGCCTAGCAATAAGATCGTCTGCTCCGACCTTCGCAATCGCTGAACGTGCTTTCGTTTCTAGCTTTGCGAAGCCATTGAGTGTTCGTGGATCGGAAGCAGTCTGGTTGAGGGAGATGCTGCGGATGACCGCAAGCTGCCTTCGTTCGAGTGTATCAATGACCGACAACAGCGGGTTTGGGATCGGTGTCCCACGCTTGTTTTCGACCATCATTCCGACATCGTCTAACTCTGTTTGAGCAGTGCGGATGTCGGCTTCCATGCGCACTATTTTAGCCAGCAAGATTAGGTCCATATCACGCCAATCTTAGCGTGCGCGGGCGCGTGAAAACTGGTGCCATATTGTACGCTCTAAATCTGATCGAAGTTCGATCCCATCAGGAAGCGGCACATCAGACATCACACCTGCGAAACCTTGAACGGCTGCTGTCGTACTGGATTTGTCGGTACGTTTTTTTTGACTCATTGCTTTGTGCTTTTTGAGAATCGTGTTTTCATGAACGCAAGATGGAACAACCGCAAATTAAAGCTATTCACTTATTGAGCGCAGTCGCGATGATTGGTGCGATCACCTATCAAGTTTTCATCTAAAAATTCCGTAAACGCAGAAAAAGACGAGAGTGGGCGCCAGTTTCTGTGTTAACGACTTTCGTCTTTGACCCACCCCCCCCATTTCAAAACTTGGCATGGTATATGCAATTCTCCGATACCGCAGATAAAATGGTAATTGATATGGAACACAAAAAGGACGAAGCCAAATTAAGTTCATCAGATTTGACGACCGCGAATTATGTAAATGATCATCTCTTAGATCGCGTTCGCCATTTGCAAAAAACTGAGCCAACATTGGTCAAACCAATATTTACCGAAGACGACAAAAAAGTCTTTGTTAAATTGAGCGCAATTGATTTGGTTTCTTGAACACCACTAAATTAAGCTCGGATGCTTTGGATCGATAGGCCAGCCATCGTTTCCAATTGTGCGACGTATCGTTGGTTTTTATGATTAAGTAATTTACTATCTATCTGTCAGCGACGAAAACGCCCAACATCCCTGCAGTGCTACCATTTCCGTAAACCATAACCATTACGGTAGATAATATACGAAGCTTCATATGCAGCAAAATACCTAAATTCTCAAACTGATACCAAGATGCCCCAACTGCAGACCATAACGGGCAAAGACTTCTTTAAACTGGATTTTGACTTCGGTTCTGATCTCCGCGACCTGAATTTGCATGTCATCAATGCGTTCGTGTGCAGATGCAACTGTTCGACATATCGCTTTACTGCTTCGCGATCGTTAACTTCGATTATGTCGCCACTGTTGTGACAAAAATCGATGCTAGCCATAGACTGAAATAATCTGAGTTTCATGTTACGCTCCTATTGAGGAAGGATTGCTTGAGGTTTTGAAATGCTAGAAATGCGAACCGAATGCTTGCTCTGCCACACTGAGCTGATGCACCTATCGGATGCTAAAATTTGTTCTTACGAATGTACCTACTGCCCAGACTGCGCAGCGGACCTTAACAACACATGCCGAAATTGCAGTGGTGATCTTGTTGATCGCCCCAAACGCAAACCGAAGTAAGCCCAAAGTAAAAACCTATTTATCTAGGTGACAGGTGGTTTTATTTTGTTTGCTTTCGCGTACGGTTACTAGTGTTCTTAACACCTCGGCATAACCGTCAAATCTTTTTACAAACAACACTGCTGTACTATCGTCTGTTAAATAGACACGCTTGGCGTCTGTAGTATTAAACTCTAACTTATCATCAGGGTTTATCATGGTAGCTGTTTGAGCCAGTTTCCCATTCGTCCATTCAAGTTCCAAACCTGACAAGGTCAGTGTGACGTCACCTTTGAGACGCAAACCAGCATTTGTCCAAGGGTTACACTTGTAGATTAGTGTTTCGGCTAAAACAGTATTTATTTGCAGAATACTGAGTGAGCAAAAAC